CGCAAAGTATTTATCTTCTTAAAGATGGTTCTTGTTAAAAGATGGTTCTTCTTAGTGTCAAAGTTAGCCGTATCGGCGTTTACGGTGTCGGTACTACTTGACACGGTTAAATATCTCAAGGTTACTAACCGGCAATACTGTGTAGCGATTATTCGTAAATTTGCCGTTTTCCCGTTCTTTAACTACTCGCACAACCGGCTGACCTTGCCAGCGATATCCAAGCAGGTCATTAACGTATTTATTCGCGGTCTGCCTACTGACGCCTAGGCCCTTCGCAATCTGATCCTGCGTTGGATAACATTCGCCTTTTTCATTCATGTGTGACGCAATGACGCATAAAGTTGTCCAATTCTTAGCGCCCATGTCAGCAATGAGACCAGTTCGCACCGCGTCAACATACATTTTAACGAATATCCTCGTTTCATGCTTTTGTCTGTCGATAGAGTATTCCGTTTGGCTCTCGACACTCACGAGACTGTTATCTCGCATTGTTTCGCCTCACTTTCACCTAAACTATGTAAAAATATTTCGCACCTGTCAACTAAATCTTGCCGACCGATTTCTTTTAATTCATCGTAAAAATAACTAACATGTATAAATTTTGCACCTTTGCTACCGAACGGCTTACATTTGTCTTTCGCATATATGAATGTTAAATCCTCAGTGTGTTTCAGGTAACGTTCTATTGTTGAGTTATCCTTTTGGAAAGTTACATACCGAGATAATTTTGCATCATACCAGCGATTATCTATAACAAAGTCAGGTATACAATCGCCAACCTTAATGTGATATTGGACACCTTCGTATAAAGCAGACAAAATTTCTAAAACAATCTGTTCAAAAATATGCCCCTGTTTTATTGACTCCCCGTTCCGTTTGTGATAATCATAGTCAACGAATATATGCGATGGCGTTCCGTAAAATTCCATCATTTCACGTAACCCACCATACTCGGTTTTGATGTATGTTTGTAAATGCTTATATTTACCACTTTCAAAGAATGTGTATTTTGTGTTTTCCGGAAATTCGTTTCGGTAGAATTCATCTACAGCGTCTCTTTTCAAGTCGGGCATTATTTCTTTAGCTAATCTATTGAATTCATTTTCACTTATAAAATAACTATCACAAAGAATGACTTTTTCATAAGGGTTTACTTTAACACTGTAGTTTTCGTCAATATAAAAACATCTTAATAACTCTAGCTTAGTAGGTATCCCATTTGAATCGTAAATACCATACTCTATTAATGCTTGTTTTACGCTACCAAACACCCTTTGAAATCTTCTTCTTATACCGCTGTATACGTATTTTTTATTTCCACGCAAACTAATTCCTAAGCGCATGACGTCAATGCCTTCGTCGATCATATCGTCAATTAGTTTAAAGCATTTTTCCTTCTTTTCTTCTAGTGATAACGCCAAACTATAATCACCTTGCTTTTTTCGATATTCGAAAGGTTGTCCTTCTGGCCCTTTCATATATACTATCGAAAGTCACGGAGTAGGTGGGTCATTTTTCGCGAAAAAAATTTCAAAAAAAAAAATAAGCCCACGCATTTTGCGTGAGCTACTGTTGAACCGCCGGGTGCGACCAATATTCGTCGGCAACCTCCGTAATTTTATTAAAGTCAAAATTGTCAAAGTTAATTTTGTCCACTGTTTCGCGGCTGAATTCCGCCTTAATTACGATGTCCTCCGACTCATTTCCATAATTATCCACTAGTGGATATGTGACGTTGAATGCGAAAGTTTGTACGCTAGAATCGCTTTTCAGATTTTTAAGCAAGTCACGAATATCCATCAGAAAACCTTTGACAGTCATTTCGTTCGTAAGGTTTTCGCTACCTTTAAATCTTACTAATAAGTGTCCGTTTTGGTCGTTTTTATTAATTTCTATTATGCGATCTTTCTCAATCACCTTTTTAACAATATCTTCCGGGGTCTTTACCGCTCTACTTTCTTCCCTCGGGGCCTTTTCCGCCTTGCTTTCATCCTTCGGCTTTTCTACATCCTTTTTAACTTCGGGTTCGGCTTTTTCTTTAGGCGCCTCTTTCGCCGGTTGCTTTTCGCTTTTATCAGCGACAGCCGCTGTTTCTTTAGTTGGTTGCGCTTCCGAATCATCAGTAAAATAACCAATAATTGCCAAAACTACGATAATCGACCAAAACCACCACTTTTTATAAAAAGGCTTTTTTGTCGCTTTCATTTCGCACCTGTCCTTTTTGCTTTTATTATAACAGACATGGCGAAATTTTACAATTACCCGCTCCGGTGGTATAATATTCGTCAGAATGGCGCCGGAAAGTTTATCGGAATTCCGACGAACAATTTACCGGAATGGTGGCGCACAATTCACCTCACAAACCCCGTCATATCAACGTTTAGGAAGCTTGGTGTTCCAGCCGCAATTTGTCTGCAACCATCGCGATGAACTCTGAATTTGTCGGCTTTGCTTTTGACATGCTTACGTTGAAATGACGCGGTTTACCACGGTTTGAATTTGTCGCAATTCCAACAAACTCCCGCCATTCTGCCGACAATTTGTCGCACCTATTATACGGCAATTCATTGCTATAAACAAGGAGGATGATCATGGAAAAGTTCGACTTTAAACGACGAAAATCGACGGCAGCCCAACGGCAATTCAACCTCGAACAAACCATTGCGCAATACTTGGACGCCAAGCGGTTACAACGGCGCAGCGAGCGAACAATCAAAACGTACAAGCAGACGCTACAACATTACGCAAAGTTTTGCGCCGACCACGGGCTGACTGGCGCCGAGGACGATTGTTTTAAGCGGTACATCGAGTATATGTCGTTTTATAAAACAAAATGGGACGACCATCCGACGAGTCACTCGGACGAAATCGGCGTGTCGGCACGGACAGTCAACAACATCATTCGCAACATGCGAATATTTTACAACTGGGCAGTAAGCGAGAAGTTAATCGACCATAACCCAGCGGCACATGTCGGCTATCAAACGGAGGACGAGGAAAGTTTTGACGTGTTTACGGACGAAGAAGTCAAGGCGTTGCTTGACGCGCCAAACAAGCGAATCTACACGGGTTTTCGCGACTATGTTATGATGTTGGTGCTTGTCGACACAGGCGTTCGGGTTGGCGAACTGACGGCGTTGAAACGTGGCGACGTTGACTTGATCTATCGCCAAATTGTATTGCCCGCGGAAATAACGAAAACGCGGAGGGCTCGCGTTGTGCCAATCAGCTCAACGACCGCTAAAGCGATTGGCGAACTGTTCGACATGATTGGCGCCGACGACAACGAGCCGGACGAGCATATATTTTTGACGCAGTTCGGCGAGCGTTACTACGGTGACACTTTCGCAAAAATGCTTAAAAAGTATGCGAAAAAGTCGGGGTATCCGATTAAAGCGCGGGTTAGTCCGCACACCTTTCGGCACTATTTCGCAGTCAAATTTTTACGAAATGGTGGCGACCCGTTCGCGCTCATGAAAATACTCGGCCACACGGATATGGCGATGACACAGCGGTATGTAAGGTACGCCAAGAGTGAAGTCAAGGATATACACGAAAAAGCGTCGCCAGTGGAGTCGATTATTCCGATACGAAATAAGCGGAAAGGAAGTGTTAAATTCAAGTAGGAAAATGCGAGGTGATAACATACTAAAGCACATACACATAGCAATTTCCTTTTGCAAAAATAAATTAAAAAACTTTTAAAAAACACTTTACATGTATTAAATAACATGTTATATTATATATGTAAGGTAAATCAAAGGGAGGAAAAAGAGATGGAATTAAAAGATATGACTAAAAAATATGCTGATGAAAAAGGATTAAATTTTGAAGCACTTAAATTTGACTTCGAAGAAAAGTTTGCAGAACAAGTCTTTTGGAATGTCGGTATCGACATGGTAGTGGGTGTTAAAAAAGTACTTGTTGAGACTGATTTATCAAAGGATACCATAGTTGTCGTCTCAGAAAGAAGTATTTTTAAATTCGTGTGGGATAAAAGTAGTTCGTCTGCTTACACAGATGTTTTGGATATAGACTTAATTAAAACTGCGTTATCATAGTTGACAGGAGGGGGAATCCCCATCCTACCAAATAAATTAAGGAGGAATTGAAATGGCTTGGCACGAAGGAACTTATGCATGTGGTCACGAAGGTAGAGTACAAATTTATGGTCCGGTTAAAGACAGGGAGTGGAAAGAGAAACAGGAATTTTCAAAGCTTTGCCCGGAATGTTGGAAAAAGAAAATGGACGAGGAAAACCAAAAAGCCATTGAAATGGCAAAAGAAATGGAATTACCTGAGTTACAGGGAACAGAAAAACAAGTAGCTTGGGCTAATACAATAAGGTTAAAATTGATAGAGAAATTTGATAAATTTACCGAAAAAGACTTTGACGAAGTAAAAGGTTTATTTCCTGAATTTGATAACTTAATTTATGATGATGTTTTAAAAATTAAAGATTACATCATCTTAAATAAGACTAAAGCGTCCTTTTACATTGATAATCGTAACGAGTCAATTCGTTACTTTGTCGAAACCTATAAAAAACAAGCGTTAGAGGTTAGCAATGAAACAGAAAAAGCATTGTTAGACGATCTAAAGACGGAAAGCACAGTTTTTCCGGAGGAACGAATTACGGATGTTCCCGTAGAAATAACGGTACTAGAAGGAAAAATAACCGTTATTACTGAAAAAAATGAGGCTTTCAAAGAAATTGTAAAAAGCCTTGGTTATAAATGGTCCGGAAAGTCTTGGGATAGAAAAATTACTATCCGAACAGGTTCAGCGTCTGATCGTGCAGCCGAACTCGGCAACAAGTTATTACACGCAGGATTCCCTATACGCATATACGACGAACAAACTCGTCAAAAAGCGATTGATGGCACATTTGAACCGGAGCACAAGCGCTGGATCAGCAAGCTGAAAGATGAAAAAAGGTTCGCTATTAGTTGGACGGACGGGTCCGACATGTATCAAACTGCAAGGTCGCTGCCAGGCTCACGTTGGGAACGTCCGTTTGTCACAGTCGGCGTGGAACACTATGAAGTAGTACGGGAGTTTGCCGAACTGTATGACTTCAAGTTTACACCTTCGGCGGTTGAAATGATAGAAAAATACTTGGAGTCATTGAAAAAGGTTGAGGTTGTCAGCCCGAAAAAAGTTGAAGAACCCGAACAGAAAGACGGGTTGAAAGAATTGCTTGAAAGTGGTGATGACATCATTGCTGACCTGCTCGACTGAATTATACGAACATCAACGCCGAGCTGTCAAAAAACTCGAGCGCATCAAAGTCGGTGCCCTGTATATGGAAATGGGCACCGGCAAAACGCGGACAGCACTAGAATTGATTGCACATCGATACAACGCGGGCAAAGTCAATCATGTGCTTTGGCTTTGTCCGTGCTCTGTCAAAGAGACGATTCGGCGTGAAATTCAAAAGCATATTACCGGCGATACTTCTATGTTTACCATATGCGGGATTGAAACACTATCGTCAAGCATTCGTGCGAACGTGGATTGTTTGCGTTTGGTACAGTCAAAAAACGTCTACTTGATAGTAGACGAAAGTAACTTGGTGAAAAACCCGAAAGCCAAACGTACACAAAACATTCAGCGTCTTGCTGATCATTGCCGTTACAAACTCATACTCAACGGGACTCCGGTCAGCAGGAATGAAGCTGATATGTTCGCACAGTGGAAAATCCTTGACTGGCGTATCCTCGGTTATCGCTCTTTTTGGAGTTTTTCCAGTAATCACGTTGTGTGGGACGAAAAGGTTCGCGGCCGCATCAAAGATATTGTGAACGTTGATTATCTCACACGACGAATTGCTCCGTATACATATCAGGTTAGGAAGGATGAATGCCTTGACCTACCTGATAAAACGTACAGTTCTCGCTATTTTGAGCTGACTTACGAGCAAAAAGAACTATACGCCTATGTGGCGGAAAAACTCTTATTTGAAATTGATGAGTTTAAACCACATACAATTTACAGGTTATTCGCAGGACTTCAAGGGGTTACAAGTGGTTTTTATGTAGGGGTTGAAAAGAAAAACATTGAAATGGAACCGTTTTTCAAAGAACCACGAAACAATCCACGTATTGAAACCTTGCTGTACTTGTTGGATCAAACAGATGAAAAAGTCATTATCTTCTGCAAATATACGCAGGAGATCAACGACATCGTAAAAATCTTGAACGAAGATTATGGGGAAGGATCAGCTGTCCCCTTTTATGGAGAATTAAACACTCGGTCCAGACAACGAAATCTAGATCGATTTGCCAGCGATGCGAGATTTTTAGTTGCAAACAAAACAACTGCCGGCTATGGGTTGAATCTCCAATTTTGCAATACCGTTGTTTTTTACAACAATGATTGGGATTATGCAACCCGTAGCCAAGCAGAAGATCGCGTTCATCGGATTGGGCAGAATCGAAAAGTGCATATCATTGATATTTGCGCATCGAATACGCTTGACGAACGAATCTTGAAATGTTTATACCGAAAGGAAAACATGGTAGATTCGTTTAAAGCGTACATTGACCACTATAAAAACGACAAAAAATCCTTGGAGGCGTGGATTCATGGGAAAAGTCTACACAAACAAAAACGTTCTTGACGCTGCCTTCGAACGGTTGGAAACTGTTTTTCAATCGTTCGATAACATCTATTTTTCAATCAGTGGTGGAAAAGATTCTTCCGTCATGGTTCAACTGGCTGCCATTGTCGCACGGAAACTCAAAAAGAAGTTCGATGTTTTGTATATCGACCTGGAAGCACAGTATGTTGCGACAATTAGCCATATCGAAGAATTACGAAAGTCTTTAGATGATGTCGTTGGCCGTTTCTACTGGATATGCCTCCCCCTTTCCCTTCGCAACGCCGTTTCGGTTATTCAACCGAAATGGATTTGTTGGGACGAAAAAGATCGCAAGAAATGGGTCCGAGACATGCCGAAAAACAATGACGTCGTCAACGAAAAGAAATTGCCGGCTGAGTGGAACTGGTTTGAACGCGGCATGGAGTTTGAGGACTTTATCCTCTATTTTGCTGATTGGTACAATCAAAAGCACGGCGGAATCACGGCAGTCGGTGTCGGCATCCGTACAAACGAAAGTCTGAACCGTTTCCGAACGATTATCAGCGAGAAAAAGGAACGGTTTAACGGGTACGGATGGACAACTCGTGTTAAAATTCGAGACAGGTTTACCAATGTATACAATTTTTATCCAATCTATGATTGGGAAGTTGAAGATATTTGGGGTGCTGTTTCACGTCTAGACCTTTTGTACAACGAAATATACGAGTTGATGTACAAAAACGGTTTGTCGCTACATGAACAACGATTGTGCCAACCATACGGTGACGATCAGCGCAATGGGCTTGATCAATTCCGCGCACTTGAGCCGGAGACGTGGGAAAAAGTGCTGAACCGTGTTCACGGCGTGAACTTCGGCAACATTTACGCACGTACATCACTGCTCGGTAACATAAAATCAGAGAAGCCCGATAGTATGACTTGGGAACAATATGCAGTATTTTTGTTAGAAAGTCTCGGATTGTACGCGCCGGAGCTGCGTGACCATTATTACAAGAAGATCAAAACGTTTATGAAATGGTATGAAGAACATGAGGGCGTAAGTTTAGCTGATATACCCGATGAAGCAGATAAAAAGCTTGAGAGTGCGAAAAAAGTCGCATCATGGCGACGTATTGCAAGGGCTATTGAGCGCAACGATTTTTGGATGAAACGTTTGTCTTTTTCACAGACAAAAAACGATGTAGAACGTTTGTTTGAACTTAAAAAGAAATACGCAAATATTATTTACGGCAAAGACACTGACGACAAGCATTTACGTCAGGTTGCCGAACAATTGAACGAAGGTGAAAGTTGATGATTTTAAAACTGACGAACAAATCAAAGAATTTCTATGCCCATCTTGGAAAAGTCTTCGGTTCCCGTGAAGTGCAAAAAGTCACGGGGGATCGATTTTATGATGACGACAACAAAACTTGGTATGTGTATTATAACCGCGGGAATCCAGACACTTTCGTCTCTGTTCAAGATAATAAAATCAAAAACGTATGGACAGAAAATAGAAAGCATTTAATAGCCGTTCTGAAACAAATTAACAAAGAATTGCCGGTTAAAGAAAGCGTTGTTCCTGCTGTTTTTAAAGATGAATATGAAAAAGCCCGATTTCTGATTTTAGGAAACGGCTATAAAAATTTTATCAAAATACGAGGTGACCAAAATGAATAAATTAACGTTTCCGTGCCTAGATGTGGAGCTCGTTCCGACTGAAAAAGTTGTGGCAAACGACTACAATCCGAATAAAGTCGCCACTCCGGAAATGAAGCTATTAAAACTTTCCATCGAGCTTGACGGCGTGACAATGCCCGTCGTCACTTATTATGATAAAGAACGGGACATGTATGAGGTAGTCGACGGCTTTCATCGTTACACCGTCTTAAAAGACTACTTTAAAAGCGACGTAATCCCTGTCAGTGTCATCGACAAGCCTCTAGATGAGCGCATGGGCTCGACCATTCGTCATAACCGTGCCCGTGGAACGCATCAAATTCGTTCAATGTCCGATATCGTCATCGACCTTTCAAAAGACGGATGGAGCGACGAAGAAATATGCAAAAAACTAGGAATGGAGCTCGACGAAGTGGTTCGGTTAAAGCAGATTAGCGGACTGAAAGAAGCATTTGCCAATCATGAATTTAGTAAGTCGTGGGAAGAATTTGAGTCTAAATATTATAAGGAGAAAAAATAATATGTTGCAAAAATTAGAAGTTGGAAAGAAATACCATGGAGAGTACAATTTTGACGGGAACTTTCTTGAGTACGACCAAAGCGGTTTTACACTATACTACTTTATGCCACACATGACTATGTCCGAGGTCCAAGGGTTAAAGTCTGGAAAATATAAGTTTGCGATAACGGAAATGGCCGGAATTATGTTTTTGCTAAGCGAATTTAAGCCCGGACTATATCTGTCGGACACACCCTTCCACTTTGGCTTATACAAAGATGATAGAATCAAATGTCTGCCCAAGGAAATTGAGGATGGGCAAGGTCTATCGCTGATGGTTGTCGCGGTGGACAGTGCAACCGGAATTGTAAAGGTATTAAGACAGGTCGGCTTGTCAACTCGATTTTCGCGTAAACTAATAGAAATTTGTTTGCGTCAATCAAAGGAACGGGTTAATGAAATGGAGTACAACATGAACATTATGCGAATCCAGAACTCTTATCAGGCGAAAGACTTATACAGATTTAAAATCGTAGAGTACAAGGGGTGAACATTATGAACATAGATGAATTACGAGAATATATCGATGAAAATTTGCTCACCAAACGTGAAGCAATCGAGATAACTAAACAGAGCGTTTCCGCTTTCGACCAAGCAGTGATTACTGGCAAATTAAAGCCATTTTATGATCACGGCGAAGAACGCAGCCGTGTACGTCTATACTTAAAATCAGAGGTGGAGGCATATTCGAGAAGAGCGGAAGAAAGAAGGAAAAGGGTTAAAAAATAAAATCAAAAAAATGTTGCATACAAAAGAAAAAATCGGTTATACTTATTATAGATGTTATCTTTAGGATGACATAGTTCAGGCGTTCGTGCGGATGATGGTACGACCTACCATCAAGAGCCTGACAACCTTATCTTATCGGGTTGGCACTTAAAAAAAAGCTAAGCATTTTAAAAAAAAAACACTCAATCAAGAGTGTTTTTCTCTTTAGAGGGGGTCTCTCCCCCTCTTTTTATTTTTCCACAATTCGCGCCCCAGTCGAAGGCGCCCCATATATTTTCACCGTACCAAAATCGCCTGTCTGGATTTTATAGACATATCCGCCAAAATCCTCAAGGATTTCATACTCCAACCCACCAAATTTTGACGGTCTCAACGTCCCTGCAATATTCGCCTTGTTCGCCTTGACTGGCGGTCTGTCGAGCTTGTACACCGTCCAACTCGTGGCGTTTGCTGGCAACACGATATATCGTTTCTTTGCTTGTACGGTCGGTGCCGCTTGTCCGGCAACTTCGGCAATGTCCTGCTCCAGCACCCACGACATAATACCGTCCAATAAATACGCTTTTTTACTGTTGCTTTGGTTGACGGATTTTACCTGTATCACTTTATAGCGGTTGCCCTTGACAAAGTCGGCAATCGGTTGCCCCGTCTGATAATGCGTAGCATGGGCAGCTACTGTTACGATAGAGCCAACGCCGATATTACCGGTTGATGGTGTTGTTGGTTGTTGCGATTGTGGTACAGGTTGTGATACTTTTTTACCACTTAATGTTTCAGCGATTGCCCTACAAATGGCGTCAAAGTTTCTTCGATAGAGTTCAACGTCTGCGGTGCTTGATACAAAGCAAACTTCGATTAAAATGGCAGGCTTTGACGTTTTTCGTAAAAAATACAGTTCTTTCCGCTGTTTTGCTCCTCGATTTTTAAGTCCGCTTGCATTTGCGATTGCTTGAGATACGTTTGCCGCTAAACCGCTTTGGTCATAGTAAAGTACCTCAACACCGAGTGGATTATTTGTACGAGCGGACGAATTAAAATGTACAGACACATCAAGCTCCCGATTTTTGGAATTGTGAAAATTTACAATCGTACTTAAGTTTTGATTTTGTGTGCGTGACGTATCATCATGAAACACATAGGTAGTGACGCCTAATTGTCTTAAATATTCTGCTGTTTTATTGGTAACTCTCCTTGCCTCTGTTACCTCGTCGATTATGTCGCTTGCTCCACGTACATAAAGCGCATGTCCGCTTGAAATTGCGATACTGTTTGCCATATATAAACATCTCCTTTTTGTATTAAAAAAGAAGAGCGACAATCGCCGCTCTACTACTTTGATTTTCCTTTTAGTACATCCACTGCGTTTTTAACTTGTTCAGGTACCGGCAATCCTGTCCGCCCCGCATTTTCGAGAATTGATAATAACTCGTTGCCCAGATAAAAAAAGATGATTGCATTTTGCACCATGCTACCATCTCCGATTGCTTTGTCGACGAGATGACCGACCGCCACCAGCACAAAAATCATTATTTTTTTCGCAATCCCCTTGAATCCTACTTTGCTACTCAACTTGCCCTCAACTCCGCTAGCAAGCAATCCACTGACATAATCTATGATGACAAAGGCAAGTAATATCTGTAGCAATACACTCCACTCCCCGAAAATATATCCGACAATTGCGCCGACACCTGTTGTTACAGTCTTATAAAACACTTCCCAGTTCATGATTTACCTCCTGTTTTTTAGCCAAAATAAAAACGCCTTACAATTGTGGCGTTGCGACAATCATTTCATATGTTTTTAGTTACGCTTTTTCTACGACCAATTTAACGTTAACTCTCGAAATAATTAACTTTCCAATGACAACCGTATTTATTTCGTTATTATTCAGTTCCTCATTCAGCGCCATTGCGTCGTATTGTTCAATAGTTTCCTCGTACTCATTCCCGTCGTGTGTCAATATTTGTAATGTTGTCATTACGCTACCACCCCTTCGTGCGAACGTATAAAGAATTGCGTCGTTAGTTGGGCGTTAATACGTCCTAAATCATTTGGCGTTATTTCAACCGTATGCCAACCGCGATTTATTTTACCGGTTGTATCCTTCAACAAATATGCAATAAGGTCGATGTTTTCGCCTTCCAGTTCGGTTATTCCCGTTGCGTTACCGTCTACTTTTATAGATACTGCGGAAGGTAACCGGTCAAGCTGATAAATACCGTATTCAATCGCGTGTGTATGATTCGGGATTGTGACGTCATGCGTGTGCGCCGGGATACTAACGATATGTGTATGATTTGGCACAGTAAAATTGTGCGTATGTGCCGGAATACTTATGCTGTGTGTGTGGTTGCCGCTCGATGTTGCAGTGTATAAGTCGTCCCCTAATGACGATTCAATAATAACGTTTGCGGCGTCACTGTATGGGCGGAAGAATCG